TCTGCGCATGATTATGTCCGACCTGGATCAGAGACTGCGCAAACTAGAGACAGCGCAGAGACTTACAGCTCCGAATGTGGACTTCGCAACTAGCACTCCTACAAATCCACGCGTGGGCGATATGTACTACGACACCGATGCTGACCTGCTCAAGTATTGGAATGGCACAGCTTTCATAGAGATAGCTGACAATAATCTCGGCACGAGCATCATCAGTCTGCCTACGACCATGCAGAGTGCAAACAACAACATGGTGTACACGGGCAATCCTGTACTTCTTGAGGTACAGCGTATTGGCAAAATGATTACAGCCAACGCGCTCATAGAGTTCACAAATGTGAGCAACTTTGGAACAGGGCAGTATTACATCAACATCCCTTCTAGCATTCCTGCTCGCGCACATGACCTAGCCGCAGGAGGATATCTACTTGATGGCGGTACTGAGTACACGATATTCGCCACACTTGGCGCGACAGATAACAAGATGTATCTATGGCATCCAACTAGCAATGGTGGGTCAGACGAGGTAGATTACAACTCACCGGCAGTCATAGATACCACCTCGGTCATCAACATCACAGGCGTGGCACTCCTCGCCTAACTGTTATCATCTGACACATGACACCGAACGATTACACAGCCTTGATCCTTGCCTTCATCTCCATACTAGGATCACTCGCAGTCGCTGTGAGATTTCTTGTGAAGCACTATCTATCTGAGCTCAAGCCCAACGGAGGCTCATCTATGAAGGATAGAGTGGGAGAGATAGAGAAAAAGATAGACAAACTAGAGGATCGAGTAGATGAGATATATGCTCTACTCGTTGCCAAACGAAAGAGGTAGGCAGATGAGCGTTGTAGAGATAGCACGAGCAGAGCTCGGATATCAGGAGACAGGCAACAACGATACAAAGTATGGCAAGTGGTATGGGCTAAACAACAACCCCTGGTGCGCGATGTTCGTATCCTGGTGTTTTACACAGGCAGGGCAGTCAGCTCAGGTAGCCGCTAGTGGTAAGAAGGGGTTTGCATCATGCGATGCTGGACTCAAGTGGTTTTCTAAGAAAGGCAAACTCATCCCTATCGGAGAGGCACAGCCAGGGGATATCGCCTTCTTTCAGTTTGATGATGATGCACAACCTGACCATGTAGGTATCGTGGTCAAAAATGATGGCAAGAAGTTCCTATGGTGTATCGAGGGAAACACCTCAGGGAACACAAAAGGCTCACAGTCAAATGGGGATGGCGTATATCGAAAGAAGCGCGCCTATTCTCTAGTCATGGCTGTAGCTCGACCTAACTAGGAGAAATATGAAACCGCAACACTTACAAGCACTCAAATCAGCACTACGGCACTTCGTTCTAACTGCGGTCAGTCTCTATGCAGCAGGAGTGACTGATATCAAGGCTCTCGGTTTTGCAACCGCAGCAGCCATCGTTGGCCCTGCTATTCGAGGCATTGACAAGTCTGATCCTGTATTCGGGCGCATCGCTGATGTAGTCGATCTAGAGCTAGACAAACTCGCAAAGAAGTCACGCAAGAAGAAGGCATAGACTTCCCTACCTCCATTGGGAAACGCCGAGGGGGTCGGACACAAAATCTGACCCCTATCGGTATCAAGTAGTACTTGAGAGTATGTGTTAGGGTATGTGCGGAGGTGGGATATGGCGTTATCAGACACTCTAGATCAGTTCGCCAAGCGCAGTAGAAAATCAAGCGGATGCGCATATATGAATCTGTATCTCTCGTTATCTAAAGAGGATCAGAAAGCGATAGATAAAGCGTGGGAGAAAGGCATACCTGTCAGCCTGATAGTCAAGGCACTCAGACAGGAGGGTCACAAAACATCTCAAGATAGTTTCAGGGCTCATCGTAAAGGCGAGTGCAAATGTCCAAAGTAGAGACGATACTTGCGATACGCGAGGCTCAGTATGGCGATGCCGGTGAGAACTTTGAGAAAATCGGCAGAGTGTGGGGGGCTCTCCTAGATATCCCTGACATCCCTGCCTATCAGGTAGCTCTGATGATGGATGCTCTGAAAACAGTCAGGCTGATGCGTAATCCTGAGCATGAGGATAGCTGGCTAGACAAAGAGGGCTATATAGCTCATGGGAAAGATATAGCTACGCGATGAGCCTAGAGGATCAACTCAACAACCTGCCGGAGGGGATCGAGTCCTCTGATGTAAAAGAGCTACGATCTGTGATATTCAGGATGCAGAAACAGCTACTGAAAGCAAAAACAAAGACAGATGACCTAGTAGAGGCGACCCATCAGGCTGCCTACGATGCGATGCTGACCTTCGGGCCTGTCAAAGATGTGACACCTCCGCCGGTAGATAAGCGCAAGACGAGGGTAGAGGTAGCCCTATGGCATATGACCGATTGGCAGGGGGCAAAGCGCACCACGAGCTATGACTCTCAGGTCATGCGGCAGAGAGTCATGCAGTTTGCCGAGCGAGCTGTACGCATCACAGAGATACAGAGAGCTGACCATCCTGTAAAGGACTGCACCATCCTGTTCGGTGGAGATATGGTCGAAGGACTATTCAATTTCCCTACCCAGGCATTTGAGATAGATGCGACCCTGTTTGAGCAGTATGTGACTGTATCTAGACTCTGTGTAGATGTAGTCCGATATGCGCTCGCCCACTATGAAAAGGTGACAGTCGTACCTGAGTGGGGAAATCATGGGCGCATAGGATCAAAGCGTGACAATGTGCCTCGATCCGATAACTTTGACCGGATGTGCTACGAGCTCGCTCGTCAGCTACTCCAGGGTGAGAAACGCCTGACATGGCAGGAGTGTCCAGAGGATTGGCAGAAGGTCATCATCGGAAACTATCGAGCTATCGTCATACATGGAGATGAGATAGGGCGAAATGGGTACGCAAGCCCAGGAGCTATAGTCCAGCATATGAATAGATGGAGATCAGGGTCGCTGCCCTTCGAGTTCCGAGATGTCTATGTAGGTCACTATCACACACACGCTGAGTGGCCGATGGCTAACGGGCAGGGTGCTGTATATCAAACAGGATCGACAGAGAGCGATAACAGGTATGCAGGGATTATGCTCGCAGCCTCAGCTACCCCATCACAGCGACTACATTTCATAGACCCTGAAAAGGGGCGTGTCACGGCTGGCTATAAAGTCTGGCTCGACTAGGGTAGCTCGCTAGAGGAGGCGTTATGACACAGATGACTGCAGTATCCCTGTTCGCAGGTATCGGAGGCTTTGACCTAGCTCTAGAGCGTAATGGGGTCAAGGTCGTAGCATCAGTAGAGATAGACAAACACGCGCAGGGTGTACTGCGCAAACAGTTCCCAAACAGTCAGATACTAGGTGATATCCAGGAGGTATCAGGTGAGCAACTCATTAGCGCAGGATTTACTCCAGAACATGGAGTCATCGTTGGAGGATTTCCATGCCAAGACTTGTCTGTGGCAGGGAAACGAGCAGGGCTCGCAGGAGCTCGCTCTGGACTTTTCTGGGAAATCTGCAGACTCCTTGATGAAACGCAAGCGCGGTATTTCATCCTTGAAAATGTCCCTGGTCTGCTCACATCTAGTGGAGGAAGGGATATGGGAGTCGTCATCGGGGCGTTGGCTGAGAGGGGGTATAGCATCGCGTGGCGTGTGCTTGATGCTCAATACTTCGGAGTCCCCCAAAGACGGCGCAGAGTGTTCATTGTCGGATGTCTTGGAGACGAGTGGAGAACACCTGCAGAAGTACTCGATCTCGCCGAAGGCAGCACAGGGGATACTCCGCCGAGCAGGAAGAAGGGGCAAGACTCTGCCGGAACAACTGAACAGAGCGTTGGAGCAGGTGGCAGGGCTGGAAACTTCGAGCTCTACGATTTCCCCGATGGAGAAGTAAGTCCATCTCTCAACGCATCGCGAGCGCATGACACGATGACATGGTGGGATGGATCAACAACGGCACAGTCTCTGACTACCACCTCGAATGAACAACGGATGCCCGATAAGGGCAGGATGCAGATGGTGTTGATAGATGAACCTGTTGTGGGCAGTCAAGACTAGACGGGCTCAGACTGTTGAGGA